GTGCGGCGACTTGGGTGTCGTCAAGTTCGGTGACGTCAAGCGCCTCAAAGATTTCTTCGGCTTGGCTGGTGCTAACTACAGCAAGCACTTGTGCGTTTGTGGCTAGATAGGCGGCTTGGTCGGGGCTGGGCGGGGTCTGGAGGATGGCATCCACCGCTTTAGCGACCTGCTCGGGGGACGCGATAGGAGCCTCTAGGACGTTCTCGGGGGTCATAGGTATGGTTTCGGGGGGTACGCTCGCGTCTACGGGGCTTGTAGGGGGCAATGCGGGGATTGTGGTGGCAGCCGCTAAGGTGGTGGATGTCCGAACCGTGGAGGGGGGAGCGAGTGATGTGGTTGGAATTTCTGGCAGCGTTGTTGGGGGTGGTGGTTCTGCCGTTGTGGATACTTCAGGAACGGTCGTGGAAGGTGCAGTCGTGGTTGATGTTGCTGGAGGTACCCATTCTTGTGTGGTTGACGTGGCAGGTGGCAACGTACTCGTCGTAGTGGTCGTTGCAACCTGAGTGGTAGTGGTGGTACTTTCCTCAGTGGTTGTCGTGGAAGGAGGAAGCGATGAAGTGGTTGACGTTGGTGTTTCTGTTGTCGATGTACTGGGCGCTTCGGTCGTCGAAGTCGTAGTTTCCTGAACTGTCGTAGAAGTAGTGGTCGTGGCAGGGACAGTCGTTTCTAGGACAGTAGAAGTAGAGGTCGTCGTCGGTGGGGTGGATGCTGTTGTATATGCCCATTCGGGGACTATCTCCCAACCGATGTCGTCAATGTTCCATGCGAGCATATAGCACGTTCCGCCTCCAGCCTCAAAGAACCAGCCGTCAAGAGGGTTGGGTCCTGGGTCTAGTTCAAGTGTGGCGATAGCGGACCATGAGCAGCCTTTGAGGTTCCAGGTGCCGAACTCGTAGCCACCGATGTCAACGGTTCCGCCGTCGTCTGCCGCGACCATGAACTGAATCGTGTCATGCTCAGGGATGTCAATGAACCCTGTGTAATGGACCATGAAAAAGTCGTAGCCGCAGTCTTGGAATGGTTCACCGTTGAAGTTGCGGTTGATGTTGTTCTCAACCTCGGACCCGCAGGTGGGGTAGATGTCGTCTGAGCGTTCTGGTGGGATTTGGTCGATGATGTAGCCGACCGCGTTCAACCCTGGTTCGGGTTCAGCGTTCGCCTGTTGTGGCAGTAAAGCAAGAAAGGCGACGGGGAGGAAAACTAGCCAGCGGCTGCTTCGACCCACGCCAGGGTTTCCTCATTCCAAATGAATGACCCTTCTGGTCTTGGTGTCGGCGGCTGCCAATCATGGTTCGCATCCAATGTCCACGACGGGAACGGTTTTGGTGCAATAAACACATCAGCAACAGGGTCATAAGAGAACCCGATTCCTGCATACTGTTTACGGATGTTGTTGTTGTATGAGGTGCGAACGCACTTCTGTCCGTACACCTGCGCGTAGTGGGCTTCCCAATCGGATACACCGTCCACCACTTCGTCTTCGTTGCGTCCCACAATCACCTGTGTGACGATGTTGTTGTTGTCAAGAAATGCGTAGTGTGCCATTAGAGTGTTACCGTTCCTGTGCCTGCTGTAAACGAATAAATCTTATACGAACCAGATGTGGTTTTGGAATACGTTAGCCCAGCACCGATGGAAGCAAAATCATCGAACGTGTTGGAGTATCGAACAATAACTATTCCGCTGTCGCCAGTTGTCCAACTACCAAAATCATTGGGGTCACCAGCACCACCGTTTCCACCGCTACCACTATTCGCCCCAGAACTACCAGTGCCAGGCGTTTCAGCACCAGTTATTCCGCCGCCACCACCACGGCTACGGGTAACAGACGTTCCAGTAATTGAAGATGCCCGACCGTTACCACCAGTTGAGGTGCTGCCAGCAGACGCGGCACCGCCACCACCGCCGCCTGGTCCAGTTCCATTGGCACCCGCATATCCCTGACCCGTTGTGCCTGCTCCTCCGTTTATCGGGTTGTATGCACCCATTCCGCCGCCACCAGAACCACCGCTATCGCCATCAGAATAGTTCCCGTTATCAAAGTGCCCACCGCCACCGCCGCCAGTAGAAGTGATTGTTGTTACGCCAGAACCAGAAATAGACGAGTTAGAACCTATGGCTCCGTATGTGCCACCAGCACCAACAGTAACAGTAAAACTGCCTGCGGTTGCCAAACTCAAAGGGGACTCAGCAGAAGCCCCGCCACCAGATGTTTCTCCAGAAACACTGCACCTGTATCCACCACCGCCGCCACCCCCAGAGTCAACAATGTTGTATGAGGCAACACCACCGCCACCGCCGCCAGCGACAACTAAGTATTCAATTTCGGTTGGTGTATTGGCACTACTAACGCCAGCAAGAATCTGCATGGCTACGCGCTCAAGTTGCCGACAGCCACCCAAGTATCGGTGTCAATCTTCACCAAAGTAGCCACCGCATACTGACCCTTCATCTTCAACTTCGACCCCTCAGAGCGAATCGTCACACCAGAACCAGCCGCAATCGTCACCTGACCAGCACCCAACTGCATCAAATTCACTTGGTCGCCAGTCTCAAATGCGACAGATGAATTTGGCGGAACCGTCATGGTGATAGCAGAAGCGTTAGAAAGCGTCACAAACTTGTGGGCATCAGTCAACACCAACGTGTACGTTGTGCCCGTCTGGGCGTTCAATGTCATGTTGTCGTACTCAGCGGAACCAATAACACGGTCAGCCAACTTTGCTTGCGTAACCGCATTGTCAGCAATCTTTGCAGCGGTAACAGCAGAGTCTTGAATCTTGGCAGTAATTACGGCGTCGGATGCGATACCAGCCGCAGCGACCTGTCCCCATGCAACTCCGTTTGTTGCCGACGAGTCAGCCTTTAGCACATAGTCGTTTGTGCCAACAGCAAGACGGTTGAGGACCGTGCCATCGGTGGCGAGCATGTCTCCCTTGGTCGTCAAGGTGGATGCAACTTTATTTGCTTGGTCTGCATCAACAGCGGTGAACACTGGGTAGCAGGTCGCTCCAGCCGAGTGTGATGATGCGGTAGTGCCATCCACGCCACGAGTGATGGAGGAAAGCGATGAGCCAGAACGGGTGGATACCAGCACCTTTTCTTCGGTGCTGAGACCTGGGTCAATGACCATGTAGAACGGTCCGTTTGTGGTGTTGTTCCAGTTGGTGACGTCACCTGTGAGAAGGGCAGAGGTGTCGGATGAGTTGATGGCGTTGGTCAGGGTGCATGCGGGTGCCGCGCCAGCGTATGACCGTCGTGTTGCGTATGCCATCTAAACTCCTAATCCGTTACCGAACGCATTGTAACAGTACAGGTTCCCTCTAAATCCCAGTTGGATTGGAACCCGTCAATTATCTGGAATTCGAGGTCCTCTACCACTACCGAGAATACTTCGGTATTTTCTTGGTAGTTTACCACGCGCGGATTGGTTACCAAATCACGCAGGTTTTGTAGTTCTTTTTCGACATCGAAATAGTATTCGGAGTCGCGGACCCTGATTCGGTGGTGCATGAGGATGGGTACTCGGAAGACTTGGCTTCGGGCTGGGGAGGCGTAGGCTCGTGCCATCCAGCGAGTCATGGTCGGTCCTTCAGTGGCGGATGCTCTCGCCAATTCCAGTTTGAACTTTGCTTCAATAAACTTGGCTTGCGGACCCGTTGATACTGCTTCTGTGGTGAGTGGCTTGTCGTGTGCGGTGAGCGAGGCATAGTCGCTTGAGTCGCTAGAGATGTACGGGGTGATTGTTCCGTAGAGCGGAGTGGTGCGGATGTCGAACTTGGCTACGAACTTGCGGTCTGGGATGCCCCAACGGTATGTGCCTGTAACGATTTCGCCTGTCTCCACCAGGTTGGCTGAGTCTTCTGCGATGATGCCGACACCGCTAACCCAGAAGCAGCGTTTGTCGTTGAAGGTGACAAGACCGTTGACGCTATTCGTGGAGTCGTACATGAGGTCTGTGGCGTGCGCGGGTGTGTTGGTGGCGATGAATGTGCCGAGGTCAAGTCGACCGAGTCCGCCTGATACACCGTCGTAGTTGGTCCAAGTGAAGTATGCGTAGCGTCCTTCGCTGGTGAATTTGCGGACGGCGCTGGAGGTGGGGATGATTTGTCCTGCGACAAGGTTGCTGTTGCTATCGGTGGATGCGAAACGCACACCTTTGTCGGTGCCGATGAGAACGAATCCGAGGTAGCCAGAGATGGCGGATACGACTTCGCCTGTGGGGAGTTCGAGTGCGACGACGCCTGCGTCAAGGGTGCCGTCTGCTTTGATGGTGATTTTGTAGATGAGGGACTTTTTGCCTGCATATCCTGCGGCGTACACGGCGTTTTGTCCTGTGGCTACACCAACCCATCGAAACTGCTGGTCGTCAGGAGTGATGATTGCGCTCTTGGAACCGCCTGCGGCGATGGTGTGCAGGATGTGGTCGTATGCGCCGAACATGTAGTTCTTGGCGAAACCGAGCATGTAGTAACTGTCGGTCGAGTTGACGAATTTGCTACCTGAAATAACTGAAACAGAGGTTGCTGGGTCGATGACACGAATACCGTCGGAGGGGAACGCGAGGTAGATGCGGGAGCCGTCGGTTGCCATCGCTGCACAGGTCCCGCCTGGTTCTCCTGTAGCATCGGACCAGGTTGGGGATGAGGCGTACGGGTCTGTCGTGTATTTGACGTCACCATTCAGGGAGGCGTAGACACGCCCGTCCTGCACCACGACATGGGCGGTGGTCGCAGCACTAGCAAGAGACACCTTCGTTTTTGGGAGCAGCGTCAACTGTCCCTTGGTCCAAACGTTTACACCTTTGCTGGTGTAGAACCTGTAGTCCTGTGCTTCTGCGGTGTCCGCATACTTTTGTCCTGCACCGTAATGCCATGACACTTCGCCTCGACGCCACAAACCCTGTGGGTTGATAGCGGCTTCGCCAGGGGCGGTGGACTGGTCAACAGAGTCACGGACGCGCGGCTCGAATCCTCTAGCGAATGTTCCAGCCTTCTGGTCGACAAGGTAAGGGCGTCCGTTGATGGCGATAGGGAAGACGTCTGGGACGAGTTGGGTTGTGGTGCCACCCGAGAAGAATTTTGGTGCAGGTTTGAAAGCATCCGTGAACTTGTACAGGGTGTCAGCCACTGTTTAGTCCTTGTTGAGGAAGGTGGGGTATGCCCTTGCGAGTCGTGCGGCTTCAGCCTGGATGCGGTCGCGGCGCAAACGAAGAAGGTTTGAAACAGACCCAGCGACAGCGCCAGCAGTAACTTCGTCGGCGCGACGGGTATCGCCTTGGGATTCGGTGAAGTTGCGTTTGATTTCTCGTGGCGACATCAAACGAATCTGCGCACCCAACGTCACAATATCCGTGACCGAATCCTGAACGCCGCAGGTGCTGTTGATGTCGGTGGCTTCGGTGGTGGCGCTGCTGTATGGTGCCTTGTAGACGATGCGGAGACGCCCTGGGAACACACCCTGGTCAAAGCGGAGAGCGAATCCTGATGGGAAGTCGTCGGTTGGTACGTCGCGTACGAGGCGTACTTTGCGGGCGACAGGGTAATCATCGGTCATGTAACGCACAGAAACCTGAAGGACGTCAATGATGCTGGTCACGCCTGTCAGGTCAATCATGCTGTCGGAACCGTTGTAGTCCAGGTTCATGCTCGTGACCTTGAACAGCCCGTGCATCGGAGAGGACAAATCCGCGAGTTCGTCGTTGATTGCTTCAAGCACCTGTGCGCGGGGGAAGCGTGGGGAGACGGTGACGATTGCGTTGGCGCTGTGGCTGGCTGCGGTCGTCCCGTTGAATCCGCGCTGAACCGTCAACGTCTTGGTATTCGGGTCGGTTTCCCAGATGTACATGACTTCTGAGTCAATTTCGCATACCTGTCCTGGACGCAACCCTTCCAGGTTGTATGACACAGTTACGCTCGTCGTGGACGAGTCGACACTAGAAGCCAGTTTGTTGCGAGCCTCTACCGTTCCTGAGAGCAGTTGGCGCAACGTCCTGTCAATGACGGTTGCGGCTGTGGTCACTTCTTCTTCTTCTTAGGCTTCTTGCCGTACTCCATCATGCGTTCCTTCTTGCCCTCAGACTTCTCGTGCTTCATCTTGGCAGCCTTGGACTTGTACTTCTCAGACTTCATCGACATGGGGGTTCCTTTCAGTGGATGGAGTTTACCACGCCTTACAAGACCAGTAACGCGCCTTTGTCTTAGGACCTGGATTGTCGCAGTTATGGCGGGCACGGAAATTCTTGCGGCGACCAGGCTGCTCTTTCTTGATGGTCATGTTCGGGTCGCCAAACATCACACGCTTCACCTGCTCGCCAGCCGATACATACACCACAGACTTCTTGCGACCGTAGCCTGGCTCACCCTTCTTGATAGGGCGCGGGCTATTCAGCGAGACGTTCTTGCCCTGATACTTAGCCATTGCGTTTCGCCCATGCGTTATCAACCAGGTTCGGGTAGGGACGCCCAGCCTTTTTCGCTCGTGCCTTTGCCGCAGACTTCTGCGACGGGGTCAACGGAGTTGACTTCTTGTTGGGATTCTTTTTATCCCAGAAAGCCTTTTTACTTGCCACGCTTCTTCTTCGACTTTCCTGCACTAGACAGCGCGATAGCGACAGCCTGCTTACGGGACTTGACGACAGGACCACCCTTGCCAGAGTGCAGCGTCCCACCCTTGTACTCGCGCATCACCTTGGTGATTTTCTTCTGTGCTTTAGTTGGCTTCTTCACTGGTCCTCCAGCAGATACCCTGATTCTTTCAAAGCATCTCTGACGTTCAACACTACATGATAGGTCTGCCCAGGGGCAAGGTCTATGTGGTGGGCACCGATGTCGGCTCTGATGCGGCGGTTGACCCTGACGGCGGTGGTGACGTCTCCCGCCCGCACCCAGTTGGAATCAACGGTGTTGCTGGTGGCTTTGACGATTTGGAGGAGTTGGTTGGCTGAGGTTTCCCAGTTGAACGCAGCGGTTTCTGGGGCGGTGTCTAATGCTTGCTGGGTGTAGCGGTCACGGTTGTTGTACATGTCCCAGAGGGCTTCGGCTAGTTCTTCCCGATTTGGTTCTTCCCAGTTGCCGATGTCGGTCCATTTGCTGATAGTTGCTGGTTGCGGGGTGGTGGAGATGCGGTGGGTAGCGAGGTCGGAGAATTCTCGGTGACCGTGGGCATCCGTGAGAATGGTGGGGATTCCTGCGGACATTGCTTGGAGGGGCATAAGTCCGAAGCCTTCGCCACGGGAAACAGACACGAAGCAATCCATGCTGTGCATGAGGGCAACTTCTTCTTCCAGGGTCATCCAGTCCCGATGCACAACCACGTTCGGGTGGTCGATGCGTTCTGGGGCAGACCTGTACGGCGGGACTATCTTGATGTGCAGTTCACTGTTAGGCATACCTAACATGTTGAAAACGTCTAGGACAACGTCAAGTCCTTTGCGATGCCATTCGGACCCGCCGCACAGAATCTTGAAGCGGTCCGTTTTAGGTTGCGGATTCGGGCACCAGACGGTGCGGTCTACGCCGAGGGGTATGACGTGGACGTTGTCGTGGTATTTAGAGAACAGGTCAAAGTTGTGGAGGCATGGGACGATGACGGTTTGGAATTGCGGGAGGTACTCGAAGAATTTTGGTGGGAGTTTGTCTGATTCCCACATGGTGAGGATGGTGGCTTTCTGCCCGTGATACCAGCCTTTGACCATGTCTGGTTGCATCGCATACACCACATGCTCGGCACGGTCATTCAGAGTGACTTTAGTGGCGAGGGTGTCTCTGAGTGAGACGAACATTCGTCCGTACCCTACGTTGGGTAGGTCGGGTCCGATGAACGCTAAATGTTTGGCAGTATCCCCGTTTCTACCTGCCATGATTCCTGCGCTTTCTTCTCAACCTCGGCTGCACCATCTATCTTTTTCGGCTGTAATCCGTTTGCACGGAGCCGCTTATAGGCGGGCATGTCCTTGTTCCAGTTTCGTTCTGTTTGCTTGATTTCTGACACCTTAGCGCCCCGCGACGTCGTCGAGTTGGTACCCATTCGGATACCTGCGACCCTGCAACCGAAGCAGCCTTCAACATCCAGGTTGGGGTGGGTTTCTCTGTGCTTCACGATATGTATGCTCCGTATCCAGCAGCGGTCAATGATGCGACTTCGGCTGCGTCCACTTCCGTGCTGTGCCCACCATAGTAAACTTTGGAGATGAGGGTGTAGTCGGATGGTTGGCGTTCAGTGTAGGTGCCATTGGTAAGCAGGAAAATGTTTCTTCCTCTGCCTGAGGCTTCGATATGGACGCCGAGTTTGTTGGCGAGGCGTTCTTCTTTGCTGATGGGGAGCATGGACATGACGTCTTGGATGATGGCGGGTACGACGAAGTTGTCGGCGGGTGGGGTGAAGGTTGCCATTAGGTGATATTGGCTCCGTATCCTGCGGCGGTGAGTTCTGTTACTTCTTCGTCGGTCAAGAATATGTCATGCCCACCGTAGTAGGTGCGGGTGATGAGTTCTGGGCGGCGTGGGTCTGTGGTGGTGTAGGTGCCGTCGCTGAGGCGGTAAAGGTTTTTGGCGCGGATGCCTTGTGGGGTGTGGGCGAATAGTCGGTCTGGGGCTTCTTCGGAGAGACGTTCCGCGAATGGGTAGGTGCGCGTGGTGGGGACTCGGAAGATGTGGGACTTTATCCAGTCGGCTGTAGCGCTTCCCGTTCCTGAACCTGTGCAGGTGCGCCTGCTGATTCGAGCGCCGACCGACGTCTGCGTACCCGTGCCCGCGCCCGTTCCCGTTCGGAGCGCAACCAGGATGCGTGACGCCGATGACCCGCCAATGCCTTGACTGCTGCTGGTTCGAGGTACAACACGGAGGACAACGATAGCCGACGAGCCAACGCCAGACCCTGTTGCGGTTCGTGGAATGACCTCAAGAGATACGGTGCTGGACGCGCCGATGCCGCTTCCTGTTGCGGTTCGTGGGGCGATGTGGAGTCCGACAGCGGTTGAGCCGCTGGTGCTTGTTCCTGTGGCTGTGCGTGGGGCGGTGTGTGCGCCTGTAGCGGTGGAGGTGCCTGTGCCTGTGTTGCTGGCGGTTCGCGGGATGATGTACAGCCCTGTGGCGGTGGAGGTGCCTGTGCCTGTGGCGGTTGCTGTGCGTGGGGCGATATGCAAGCCGATGGCTTGGTCGCCTGCTGTGGCACCACCTGAGCCGTATCCTGTGCGTAGGACACCGTGAACGATGGTGTTGTTTGAGGTGCCTGTGCCCGAACCTGTGGCGGTACGGAATTTGATGACCACCCTGACGGTGGATGATGTGCCTGTTCCGTTTCCTGTGGCGGTCCGTTCGATGGCGGACTGGTTGTAGATTGCGCCTGTCTGGTTGTACAGGAATCCTGATTGGTTATAGGTAGTCATCGACTACCCGCTAAAACTCTGCGCTAAATCCGATATATGTTGTTGCATCAAGGTTCGCAATGAGGTATGGGCGATATTGGGTGAACACCCCAGAACCGTGTGTGTAAACAACATTTATGAAATCCAATGTCGTTGTTGAATCTATTGCCCATGTACCGCCGCTGTAATAATTTACGCTGTCAAACGCAATGATGTTGTTGTAGTCAATGGTTGTTGGGCAGGCTCGCATGGTTACTGGAACGGAGATTGCGTATTTTACGACTGTCGTTGACGAAGCAATCCCATGCCCGATTCGTCCGTATCCAGTGCGGTAATAGTAGCGCTGGCATTTGGCAAGCGTAGTGCCATAGTCCTCAAACTCGAATGGTGTTGCAACAGCACCAGCCTCCAACTGCACACCCGTCACCTGCCAATAATTGTTCGTAGCGGCAGCAAGATTGGTTTGACCGACCGCGCGATTAGCGGTTGTTGGTGTTCCCCAAGTTGTGGCAAGAGTTCCAGATGTAAAGTTTGTTCCAGCACCAAGCCACCAGATAACCGCAAGAGAAGAAGCATTGTCGTTGTCAAACGCGCCAGTTGTATCTGCTGGAAAAATGATGGTTTTCTTTTCCCAGGTTGCAGACGCGGAAATGGTGTAAGACGCAGACACGTTGCGGCTGTTGTCTTGGTCTTCCAGTTCGCAAATATATGTTCCCGTTACGTTTGATTTCACCCAGAACGATAAAGCAAACTGCTTAGCCGATGAGGTTCCCTTGAGGAATTGCTGAAGATTCTGACCTTCAAGACGGGTGCGAAACTGTTGTTCTGCTGTTGATGCTGGAGAAGCCTGTGCTGTTGTACATAGACGCTTTAGCGACTTACGAAATCCAGACCCAGTGGGGGCATCATTCTCAACTGTTTCTGTCCATGTTCCAAATGATGCCGAAGTATTTACCTGCCAACGGTCTGCGGTCAGGTACCCGCCAACCGTGTTGCCCGTGACAGATGTTCCTCGTTGCGCAACCTGCATCGCACCATTTATCACCACATTACGGTCACGCTGAGCCTCCAACCCAACCCATGATGACCCATCCCACACAGCCATCTGGTCCGCATCCGTCATATAGATAACTTGCCCGTCGAACGGGGATGCTGGTTTGGTTGAGGATGTGCAGACTCCAGGCTTGACGATTGACTGGGCACCAACAACAGACGAGAGAGGCATCAGGCTGCAATCTCCATCAAAGTCAACGTAGACAAACCAGTGCCATTCACATCCGAAAAACACGCAATACAGTTACCCGCACCAGTGACACGCCTAAAAAATATTTCGTACGTTAGCGACGAGGTTGACGACGGAGAATCAAGAGAGGTAACCGACGCATAACCAATGGTCACATTCGAGTCGTTCAACAAAGCGTGACCATAAGTATCAACAGTGGTGCCACCCCTGCGAAGTTGAAGTTCCATCACCGTAGCGGTACCTGTAAAAACACAGATGCTTGTCAACACATAGATTTTTGAAGAACTGCTTTTAGGCGTGATTGAAGCAGTCAAATTTGAGGTCGCAAATGACGTTGTGTTGTTTGTAGTGCTAGATGTGCGAGTACCACGAACAATCTGTAATATGCCACCATTGGTTGGGGTTGTGGCGGCAATATATCGCCATGCGCTTCCGTTCCACACCGCCACCATATCGGTGTCGGTTTCGTAAACCATTTGACCTTCATACGGGTTCGCTGGACGATTCGACGAAAGACAAACACCAGGTCGAAGACCCTGAGAAGTAGCAGAAATCGTCATGCGATTACCAAACTACTGGAGGAGTTGAACGTGTGAATCGTATAAGAGCCTGACGTGGTGATGGTTCCACCCGTAACAGTACGACCAGCCAAATCTGCGGTCAAATAACGCACAATAACTACACCAGAACCACCAGCACCACCACTAGCGCTGGAGGCGTCCATGCCACCACCTCCGCCACCGCCTCCACCAGTGTTCGCTGTGCCCGCTGTGCCTGCTACACCATCTGCCCCGCCAGCACCACCGCCGCCACTTGCTGTTCCACCAGAACCGCCGTATGCACCACCACCGCCACCGCCGCCACGGGTTACGGCGCCACCAGTTATTGAACTGCTTACACCAGAACCGCCAGCGGTTCCGCTTCCATAGTTGCCGCTAACAGTGACATTTGTTCCTGCGCTTCCAGCACCACCGCCGCCAGCACCCTTTGCCCCAAGATTGGCATCACCACCCTTATATCCCTGTCCAGAAGTTGCTGCGGCACCATTCCCATATTGACCGCCTCCACCCGAACCACCCGAACTTGGTTGGGCGCTAGCGCTACCTCCACCGCCACCACCAGTGCTTGTTACGGTTGCAAAAACAGAGTTGTTACCCGCTGTTCCCCTCGATGATGCGCTAGTAGAACCAGCACCACCAGCACCAATAGTAACGGTGTATGTTCCTTTTACGAGTTGCAAAGGTGATTCCGCTGAAGCACCGCCACCAGAAGTTTCTCCTGTCACAGAAGAACGATAACCACCAGCACCACCACCGCCAGAACCGCCAGTTGCGGCTTGTGCTCGACCACCGCCACCGCCACCTGCAACCACAAGATATTGAACCTCTAATGGCAAATACTGAAGCGTGCCTTCTGACCACCCAGAGCCAAGCCAAACTTTGACATATTTTGTATCCGTTTCGTAAATTGCTTGACCCTCATATGGGGAAGCAGGACGAGTCGTACTAGTACAAACCCCAGGCTTTATCGACCCGATACCGTACCCAGAATCCAAACCCATCAGTTCGTCTTATCCCACCCAACAACAGTCACCGTCACCTTCGACGCAGTATCAGACAAACCCTGCAAAGTTTCCGTCGCAGCCAACACCAACGCCGTATCCCACACAATCAAATCATTCGCACCAATCGGCAAAGCAGACATAATCCGATTAGCCGCAGTAGCCGCCGACCCCACAGCCAACGTCACCGTACGGTCAACCGTATCCGTATTCGCAATAATGATTTGCTTCACCACATAGGTATGCCCAGACGCAGCCGTAACAATGGTCGTCGTCGAAGTCCCTAACTGGGTTGGTCCACCCAACCGTGATTCAACTCTGTCGCCCGATGCCATTTACGCTCCAATGTCCATAATGATGATTGCCGCCAACACATCAGAGTTCAACGGCTTATTTACTTTGTAGTCAAGACTAGTCGTAACGCTGGAACCGTTTACGCCAACCTTTGCTTGCAACGCCTCAATCGCATCGTTCGCATCAGCGTGCTGGTCCGCATGGGATGGGCTGGTTAGCGCATCTGTCGCGGTCGGATTAGTTAGCGCGTCAAGAGAGGTGGGGAAGTTTGTCGCCACGACGGGCTACCCCACTAGTCCAGCGTGAGCGTCAGCGAAGTGATTTGAAACGTGTCGCCAGCGGTAACAGCAGCGGAAGAAGACAAAGCGCCAGACCACAAACAGTTGCCCGCAGAAGCATTGTCCCAAAGCGACCAATGTGAGTACGTTTCAGTTGTCGAGACGTTGGTCCATTCAAGAGTCGCAGAAGAAGCCAACGAACCAGACGAAGCAGCCGACCACGACACAGCCTTACGAGTCGTCTCAGTCGCAGCATTGCTCGTTCCCGCCTCGCCTGGGTCGCCCGTATGCAACTTGACGTAGGTGGTGGTGACAGCAAACGACTGATTCCTCAAAGTGTCAAGTAGTGCGTTTTCGGCGTAGTTGGAAATTGACATCGCTAAGAGTGTAGCAAATAGAAAAGCCCCCCGCCGAAGCAGGGGGCTTCTCTGAACCAGACTGGGTCTAGTTAGTTCGTGCCGATGCTCGAAGCGGATTCGATGCGACGGAGCGAAGCCTCGCGGAAGCGACCGTAGCCACCCAGCCAGTACCAGCCCAAAGGCTGCAAGCGCATGAGGTAGTCGGTGACGTTGCCGCGGACAATCTTCGGCACTGCGCCGTTTCCGTCCTGAACCGAGAACGCCTTGGCGAGAGCCTGACGTCCCATGATGTGCGTGCAGTACACGTCCACCGTTCCCGTTGAACCCGAGCCGTCCGAGGCGTTCGTGAACACCTTGGCGCGTGGCGTCTCAATGAAACGAACCGACTCGAACTTGCCGATTTCGCCGTTGTAGATGCCCTCTGGGTTGACGTAGTTCGCTGGCGTGCGCCATGCGGCTGCGTCGGTTGCCGAACGGAAGTCGTACGACACGTCTGGGTGGATGAAGCCCATGTACGAGCCTTCGAACGTGGCGACGTTCGCGGCACGCAACTGTGCGACAACCTTGCGGACGTCGTCAGCGGCGATGATGTCCTCTGCGGCGACCGTGGTGCGGCTGGACGGGGTGCTGCTGCCACCCGTTGCGTACACGACGTTGGTGCCACCTGCGAGAACATCGCGGACGACCTGGTCCATCGAGTCGCCAGCGTTGTAGCCGATGATGTTGGCTGCTGCTGCATCGACGTCGAGGAACGCGGTGCCACGCAACTTTGCGGTGGTGACGACTGCGTTGCCGTACTCGTTGAGGGTGACGGTCACCTGGCTGTCGGACAGCGCGGTCGGGGTGACGTCGGTGACCTCGTTGAGGGTCGACGTCGCGGCTGCGATGTCAGCGAAGATGGTGAATGTGACGCCCGAGCCAGGCATTGCCTGCTGGGTTGGCTGAACGTCTGCTGCCTGGTCGAACAGGAGTTCCGAACGCAACGCGAAGTACGCGAGGCGGTCAAATGCAACCTGGTCAACAGAGAGGGACGAGGTTGTGGTTTCGCCTGCCATGTTGATTGTTTCCTTTGTTAGTTGTTACGGATTTTGAAGTGCTGCTCGTGCCTCGTCAAGAATCTGCTCAACTTCTCGTGGCGATGTTGCTTCCTGCAACCTTCTCGCCCAATCAACTGGCGGCTGGGCGGTTTGTGAACCTGCCGCAATTTTTGCGGTACGGTTCCACGCTTTCGCCTCATCCGTTTGGTCGGGTGATGGT